TAATTTCTCGATAATAGCTTTAATTTGATTCCACATATCATTAAAATTTTCATTAATAGTGGTTAAAGCCGGAATAAGGGTTTTATTCATAGAATCAGCCATTGTTAATTGAGCTGCTCCTAAATTTTCCTGGATTGTTTGTTGTTTAAATTGTTGGGCTAATTGTTCATCACCTAGTTTTTTAGTTGCTTCTTCTATACCATACGTTTCTACTAATTTATCATATTTAGCTCTAGCATCTTCTACAGATGCAGCACCTATAGCTTTTAATGATTGTTGTTCTTGAAGAGAGCCTGCTAATTCTTCACGAGTCATTCCAACAGCTTTTGCAATTGCATCTTGTTGGATTCTATTCATTTTACCAAATTCTGCAGCACTACCAACATTTTTAGCAATTTCTTCTGCTACCGTACCTATATCATTGTTTAAAGCAGCTTCACGTGCCTTTTCTAAATTTAAATTTTTACCTGTAAGTAATTCTGCACTTAATTCTGCTTCAATAGATTCTTCAAAATTAAGGATACTTCCTGATATTTCATCAACTTTATCTAAACTAGTACCTAATGCTTTTGCTTTAGCATATGCGTCACCTAATCCTTTTGCTGAGCCCTGGAAGGACATTTTAATAGCAGCTGAGGTTTTAGATATTTCTTTTAGGGCTGTTTTTTCATTTAGCATTATACCTTTTTGAATCCCTGAAGCTTTTACTTGTCCCATTAATTCTCCAGTGAATTTTTCAGCACTTTGGCCTGTTGCTAATGTTAATTTAGCAATACTATTAACTTCTTCAGCTGTTAAACCAGCAAAATGAGACATTTTAGATAAAAATGTTACATCTTTTTGAAAAGACGATGACATCTGTTCAAATGCAACATTTGAACCTAACGATTCATTAATAGATAAAACACTTTCTTGTAAGTGAGTAGAATTTACTAAAGTATCTCCGGTTGCTTTGGCAAATCTAGTCATTTCTAAACGAGATTTACCTGCAGCTTCATATGTCATATTCATACTTTTAGCTGCATCCCCTAATTCAGTATCTAATTTAGTAACATTTCCAACTACAAACCCAATAACTTTGTTAATTAGATTCATAGGGTTAAGCATCCCATCTAAAGGAGTACTTATTTTATCTAATGCTCCTCCAACTTTTTTTAATGTTTCAAGACCTTTTGCAGATTTAGATGCTTTATTTAATGATTTTTCTAATTCTTCAATTTCATTATTAGTAATTTCAACTTGTTTTTTAAAATTAGCTTGAGCATATATGTTTTGATCAATTTCTTTTTGAATCCCTTCAAGAGCTTTCTGAGCTTCTTTATATGCTTTGGTATTTTTATTATTATTCTTAAGTAGGTCATTTTTGGCATTTTTTTCTTGAGCAAGCTTGCCTAATCTTGCATCAAATGCTTTTTCAGTATCTTTTATATTTTGCCTTTCTTTTTGAATTTTTTCAGCAAGATTTTTTAATTGGTCTGAAGATAATTGGTTTTCTTTGGATTTATGGTTATTGAGTTGTTCAGATACAGTTAAGAGTTCCTTAAAAGGGTTAACAGATTCCCCAATAATAGATGAAGTAGATTTTAAAGAATCATTAACTTCTTTAATTTTTATGTTTAAAGCATCAACAATACTTTTTAATTCTTTAGCATCATCATTAGTCGCCATATTCTAAATTATTTTATTATAAATATTAGGAATACCAATTTTTATTGATATGATACTGGTGGTTTGCCTTTAGTGGGGGCTCCCATATTAAATGTTTGAGTTTGAGAAGATGGATTCTTTGGAGAGGTTTTATGTTTTTTAGCAGCATTTTCGTTTGCTGCTTTTTCTTCCTCATAGAACTGTTTCATTTCATTAAAAACAAAACGACGAAGATAAATTGGCATGTTATATACTACAGGCCAGCTATATCCTCCTTTTCCAAAAAAGCAAATTTGATGAATTTGTTTGTAAATGGCTAATTTTACTTGAGCCGTATTATCATTCGAAGTCAGGCCAAAAAAACTTAAGCCCAATTGGGATAGAGACTCTATCCGATTCGCCAGAGGGAAAAAAAGTTAGATCTACGTCTGGCTGAAAATCTTTGATATGTGTTCTAAGAGACTTAGCGTCTCGTGCTAAGAGATGTTTATCTACAAACTCTCGAATTAATTTTGAATCACTGTTTCCATCAACTGATGTTATCATGAATTTCATTCGTGTTGATAATTCAGGTGAATTATCTTTATTAATTTTTTTAAGTCCATCTAATTCGCGTTGAATATTATTTTCATCACGGTGTTGGAGTAATTTAAATGTAATATTTGTTTTAGAGAATGGAAATGTATACTCAAACTCATTTACTCCTGCTGTAAATTTAGATTCGTCTAGTGGTTTAGAATCTAATTGAGATAAATCAACAGTATGTTCTTCATCATTATATGTAAATGTATATTCAGATCCATATCCTAGAATACGAGAAGCAATCATGATTGCATTTTTATCTCCAGTAATTAAATCATCGTAATTAATTGGAGTTACAATCATTGCTTTCAATAATTTATCAATAGCGGTACCGTTTTTGATATAGTTTGAATTAAGAAGAATATCTTCTTCTTTAGCAGTCATGTATTTCATTTCAATATAACCTTTTGATAAAGGATTATCTGTTGGATATACTAAACCTTTTGAGGGTAATTCAACTTTTTCAGTTGGGGTTTTAAACTCTTCCATAATTTTTATTTGTTATAACTTAATTGTCTTATATAAATATATTAAAGAGTAGTAATATTATCAGGGTTTACATTAAATGATAATACTCCATCTATTTTTAATATTTCTTTACGTATTTCTTCCATTTTTGATCTATCAAATCCACCTTTTACAATCCAAGGATGCCCATCAACTTTTACAGTTAAAATAGTTTGAAATTTCTTAGTGTTTTGTTCACTATATTCCATAGGTTCTTTAGCTGATGCTATTGTAATTCCGGGAAGTGAACGAATGTCTGAGAATATTTCTTTTTGTGGTCGTTTTTTAATGTTAGTGATGATCATACCAATCATTTTGAATTTGTCTTGGTATTCTTCATTAAGCTTTCTGCTTAATTCTTCTTTAACTAACGTGCGTAATTGATTAAATTTCATTATTTCAATATATGTTATAAATATAGCAGGGCTTAATTTAATTAACGTGTTTATGAATTAATATATAATAAGTAAATGAAAGCTCCAAATTTTTTTGGAGCTCTTATATATTTGTTATTTAATTTATCTTAGTAATTCAATACACAGTAATCTGGTTGAACTTCAACTGTAATATTTACTACAGTTCCATCATCATCCCAGTTATAATCTCCAAAGTTAACACTTGTAATTACAGCTCCTTTGATTACCCATTCAGATACATAATCACCTACAGGTCCTACAGAATTGAATGTAATATCTTTTTTATAAAAATCAGAATATCCATCTCTACCTGTTACTGATTCGTGACCTAAACGTACCCATTCCATTACTGCTTGTGCACCTGATGGAGTGATTGATTCGTACATTGTAAATGTGATAGGTCCCCAAACAGTTTTTCCTTTTACATATCGTTGAATATTAATATGATTAAGGGCAACTGCTGTTTGTGTCATAGAGATCGCACTAACTCCTTTAACTAAATATCCAGGAACACCATCAATCGAAACAATAAAGCGGTTGCTTTGTTTTGGTTCAAATGGAGTAAAAAATATTTGATTCTGATCTAAAATTGCCATTTTGTTTTCTTTTTATTATAAATATTAAATATTTTTATTTTTTATCCTGGGAATTCAGTTCCTGTTGGGGTTAAAATGAAATCTAAAGATATGAATTCAGCTGTACGTGTTGGTTGTACATAAATTTGTCCTACTAATTGATTTTGATCAATTACTGCGGGGCCATTATTTGAATCATTCATTATTACTTGGAAAGCATATAATCCTTGTTTTTGTTGGATTGATTCCAAATATGGGGTAACTCTTGTAACAAATAAAGCTTGTGTAGCGTTTGTATTTTGTTCAAATACTAATGTATCAGAGATTTGACGAATATAATTTTTCAATTCAATCATTAAACGGCGTACATTTACACGATCAAGAGCAGAAGCTGCTTTTTGTAATGTTTTTTGTCCGTATACTACAACACCTTGTTTAGGTAATGTTGCAATTGGATTAATATTATTTGCATATAAAGTATCTCTATTTCCTTGGGATAATTTATATTGAGCTTGTAATACTGTAGATAATCCACCTCGGTTAATACCTGCAGGTGCAAACCATGGAGCTGATACTTTATCGTTGAAAGCATATACACCTGGTACTACTGTTGAAGCTGGTACCCATACTTGTTTTGCTGTTGCTGGGTCTATAATGCGAACCCAAGGCCAATATGTAGCAGCATATGAAGTATCTCTGTTTTGGGCTTGAGTTACAGTACTTGCAATTGTTCCATTAAATAATGATAAATCTGTTACAAATAAATTATCTCCACGTTGTTGTGTATTTGTGATAATGTTTGTAATTTGTGTTGTATGTGTATCATTTGTTAATCCAGGAGCAAATAATACATTGAATTGATATGCTTCTGCATTAGAAAGCAATGCAATCATAGCATCGTAATTACCACCTACTAAACCTTGTGTAGTAGAACCAATATTATCATACATTGTAGCACCTGTACCTGCTTTAATATCTCCGGTTGCAGTACTAAATGATCCACTTCCATTAATTGGAATAGATGCTGTATATGCACTTATAGCAACACCGTTAGAGTCAAAATAATTTGGAGTTGGGAAATTAACTGCTTTAACACGTACATATCTAGATAAGTTTGGATAACTTCCAGATAATTCCATTTGATTTGTTGAGGAATTGTAATTTAATGTTTGATCACCAATTACTTGAGAAATATATCTATTTGAGTTTGGATCTAAATTAACATTATTAAATGCTTCTAAAACAACTTTACTGTTTGTAACATCATTACCACGTCTAATTACTACATTAAATGTACCTGATCCAGTGTTTGAATTTGAAATTTCAAATCTAATATTATCTGTGGATCCTGAAGCTAATGCTCCAAAAGCATCTAATGAGCTTGAACTGTTCATCGTAATACCTTCAGAAATTGTTTCTAAAGTAAATGAAGATGAAGTAAAATAATTTATTGCGGAAGTGCTAGTTGCAGATGTATATGATCCTGTTACTACACGTGCTACTAATAATGAAGTTCCACCGTAGTTAAAATAATTGTAAGCTGCAATTGAAGTAAGGTATGAATAAGAGTTACCACCACTAATAAAACTATCTCCAAATAACGTTACGAAATCAGAATAAGTAGTTACCAAAGTTGGTATCTCAACAGGTCCTTTAACCGTTGGGCCTATAATAGCAGCACCAGCTTGAACAGGATTTCCTGTTAAGAATGTGTTGTCTATTTCACTAATTGCTACCCCAGGGGATACTGTAAAATTTGCCATTTTATATTTTTATTATAAATATGAATATTCTCTTTAAAATATATTACTAAGCAGGAAACGTTGCACCAGTAGGTAATATATT